TCTCCTGACTTGCTTTCTACTAGGGCTTGCCACTCACGCATGAACGTTTCCATGTCAGGCTTCTCAGTGTAGCTTACAGAGTTATTCGCTAACGCACGATGCGCTGCAGTCTCCCACCACTGACCTGACTTAGCGTGACGCATACGATCATCACTTAGGTTAGACAAACTAATCATAGCACTACGGCGTACACCACCTACTACAACGATCTGACCAATGAAGCACATCAAGTCGTGACACTCAATGCTAGATAGCCTACGTCCTTGTGCGTTCTTGAATGTTGCAATAGCAAAGTTAAACAGTTCAACTAAAGGCGCTGGGCCACTAGCTCTACCGCCAAACGTTTTAAGTCTAGACCCTGCAGGACGTACCAAACCTATGTCCCACTGAGGGATTTCACCAGCCCAGAGGAGTGCCAACAATTGTCTGAAAGCTTTAGCCCAACCTTCCTTACTGTCTTTGACAACGATTGTAGTTTCACTGTCGAACAACTCAGGGACTTCAGGGAGTTTACTAACAAACTGACGCTCAACACTGAAGCCAACACCAGTACCGCACAAGAGGATAAACATAGCCTCGTCGAAGGACTTAGGGTCATCTACGGGTAGGTAACTACAGTTATACCCTGCAGTATTATCACGAGCTAGAGCAGGGCCAGCAGTCATCATAGCTCGCATAGATGGCATAACATCTAAGCTTAGAATAGCGTCACGCATCTGATCTACGTAGCTATCATGCCCTGCCTTAGGGCGTACAACGTTATTCATGTAGCGCTCTACTGTTTCACTCCAAGACTCACGCCCTTTGTTATCAAAGTATTTAGCGTACCTAGACTTGTGAATGAATGACTGATAGTCAGTCGGTAAGTAATTATCCATTATCGTTTATCCCCATTACCTTTTATAGTTCCTCTTTCTTGTCGATCTTTTAACTTCTTTAAATTATTCCTAGCTATGTCTGAAAGGTCTACATTTAAGTCACGGCACAGTGCTGCTATGTACCACAGGCAGTCACCTATCTCGTCCGAAATACCTTCACGATCAAAGCTACCATCCCGTAAGATCTTCTTTACTTTGTTAGCTACCTCACCTGCCTCTGCTGCTAAGCCCAGCGCAGGGTAGATAACTTGATGTTCTACTTTGTAGATAGCAGTGGATGCTGCCATTTCTTGATACTCGTTTAGCAAGTAATCAACATCGTTAAACCTTTTGAAAGCATCAATATCTTCTTGACTGATCATACTACCATCTCTCCTTTACATTTAATTTATCTATCTCTACATCATCTATGTCGTGGAACGTATTGTGTATTAGATCATATAAGTCTTCTGTATGTGCATCCTCTACAAGCGATAAGATATTACCATCTTCTTCTACTTCAAGAGTGAAGGTAACACTAAACTTCTTTCTCATTTATGTCTCTCCTTGTAGTTATCAATGAGCCAACCTAGATACACCTTCGCTTTCTCTAAGTCTTCTAAACCATTCTTATACTCGTGACGCCACATATACTTCAATACATTACCTGCCATGTATGCACTTGTGCCATGCATTGAGCTTGTCATAGCACGTATAGCTTCAATACATTCTATCCCTGCCTGATTGTAGTGGATAGGTTTCGTTACTGGATCTGTCATGTTAAGCATTCCCTAAAGTCTTAGTAAACCTAGTAAGTTTCACAACCTTACCGTCTGTCCCTTCTACCTCTTCATACATCTCTTTTACGTCATTGTCAAGACCCATTACTTCATTTCTGTAATCTTCTACCTCACGATATAAGTCTTCATCATCCTGTGCCATCTGTAAGAAAGCACCCATGAGTGTAGCTAAGTGAATGAGGTAGGCTAGATCCTCTACGCACATCTTATTGTTTTCACCTACGATTAAACCTGTAGCTAACTCTCCTGTCCAATCCCCTTTTTTGTCAAACTCTACAGGTGATAGTATCAGTGCAACTTCATCTTCTTCTATTGTGCGTGTCATTTCTTTATCTTCTCCTTTAGGGTTATCGTCTTAGCTTTAATAACTCTACCCTTTTCTTTGAGCCATTCTTCGGGTATCACACGGTGCGCCCATATGAAACCATTCTTGTCACACCAATTGCAGTACCTAGTCTTTGATCCCTTGTAAAGCTTAGCCATAGAGTTACTAAACACAAACCTTATGTCTAGCTCAGGGTGTTGCTTACGTACCTCTAAGTGCTTACGTCTGTCCTCACTATCAAAGATACCCTTAGTCTCAATGATGATACCATTGTCTAGCATAAAGTCAGGCGTATAAGTTCTATATCTCAAGTCTTCCCATTCAATCTTTAGAACCTCGTACCTGACTTTACTTTGCTTATCCTTTAGATACTCAGCTACTTCTCTTTCAAGACCGCTGCGGTATCGTCTAGAATTATGTCTTCTCTGTTTCTTCACTGGCAATTGATACATACTCTACTGTTGGGGGTGTCTTACCACCTTTGTAAACTTTAGAAGGCAGAGCCTGTAAGTCAGGCCAGCATTTGTTCTTGTAGTCACACCATCCACACGTCTTGCATAGCTTCATGTTACCACTAGCCTTGCCTCTGTATGTCTCAGGCACAGCCTCAAAGCAGCGCTCAAAGGGTTTGTCTTTGTCTATGTAGTCATAGGTTTCCTCTATCTTTTCTAGTACGTGATCTGTATCAGCCTCACTAGCGGAGACATACTTAAAGTCACCGTTAACTTTGTTAATTACCCACCAGCCACCGACTCCTTTGTCTGCTGCCTTAGCGTAACCTACAAGCTGTGACACATAACCAAACGTGTCATCACTGTTGAGGGTATGGAAGTCATTAAACTTATTCTCGTATGACCAAGGAGAGGCAGACTTAATATCATCTACCTTACCGTCAAGCACCATGTCGTACTCTCCGCTAATCTCCTTACCGTTACCTAAGTCTAGTGTAACCCTGTCGTTACCTTGGAAGTGTACCTTAGCACCACGAAGGATACCCTTGAACACAGCCTCTACTATATCGCCTATCAACATGTTAATCTTGAAAGACACAGGCTTAGCTTCCGCTACATCAGGGTGGTTCTTCTGCATCCACAACTGACAGGTAGGACGCCCAATGTTGGACATCCTTAGTTTAAACTCACGTTTCTTTGCGTCATCCTGGAACTGTTTAGTAAGAGCTTCCTGCACATCAGCAGCTACCTCTGCGATAACTGGTGCTGGCATAGAAGCCTTACCGTCTAGGACATCACGAAGAAAAGAGTGTACTGCTATCTCCGCTACATGCTGCATTACTCAAAGTCCTGCACGTCTACGATGTTAGCTACGATTGCACTATCCTCATCAGAGATACGCTCTACGTTCTGCTCTTCCCACTTCTTGAGGATATACTCATTGCTACGCTGTACGTAGTCCATGAAGTTCTGCAGTACATCGTTATCCCCATCAGAGAAACCTACAGTAGCACCCAAGGAAGCTGACACTACAGCAAACTTAGTACCGTTAGGCATAGTGCGTTCTTCTGGTGTTAGAGTGATAAGGTTTTCTACTGGTGAGATACGCTTGCTCATAAGCTTGGTAATGGTAGCATCAATAGACTGTAAGCTCTCACGGTTCTTAACATCATACACAAAAGGTACTTCTCCGTTGTGCTCTAGCACAGGATCACCACCCTCAACGAAGGCATCCTTGAACACAGCCATACCCATGAGCACCTTGTAACGATTAACACTACGAATAAAGTCTTGCTGATCTTTAGGTAGTGCAGCAAAGTCTTTGATGTAACCTGACGGACGCCCTAAGTTAAACGTACCTTGAGTATCTTTCAAGTCCATGTTCAGGTTGTTAGCCATCACAGATCGTTGGAACATATTGATAGAGCTATCCCATTTCTGCCAACGCTGACGCTCAACAAAGAAGCGAACATCCAAGCTACGTGCAAGGAACTGTTCGTCGCCTTTCTTAATCTTAAACACAGGAGAGTTAGCAACCTTACCTTCAACTACTTCTTGAATAACTCCAGTAGTTACACGATAAAGATCTACTGAATTAGATGTGTTAGTACTAGCTGAGAACCCCATTGCATCTGCGAGGTTCATGTTTTCTACACTGAGTGGAACTATATTGTTCATGTATTATCCTTTTCAATTTTAGTTAGAAGCCATGTTATACCACTAAACGTCCTTTGTGTCAAGCCAATTCGGACCTATCTTAGCTTCTAATAGTAGTGGCACATTCATCTTTACGTTGTAGGCTTGCTCAATTAGTGAATCCAAACATTCATTTATGTCTGTAATTATTTGTAATACTTGATCTTTCTCATTAGGATGTACGTCTATAACCATTGAGTCATGTACACTATTCACTATGCATGACTGAAAACTATTTAGTCTAGCGTCCATCTCGTTGAGTACGACAGGTACTACATCACCCGTAGCAAAGCCCTGCACAGGGTAGTTCTTGATCATCGTGAAGTGTGACGGTGTACCGTTAGGCCTACGTGTAACCTCAGGGAAAGCATACTGTCTGCCACTGACGTTGGTGATCTTGTTGAACCTGATGGCCTCATCACCTAGCTTCTTGTGCCACTCTGCTATACCTTTGTACTTCTTATTGAAGTGCTCGTAGTATGCAGCCTCTGCCTTACTTCTACCATATCCAGTAGCACCGAAGAGTGGAGCAAAGGTGTGAGCCTTAGCGTCCTGCCTACCTGTTGGTTGACCTGCATCACTGATAACCTTAGCAGTGTATGCGTGTACGTCAAACCCTGTGTTGATCTCTTCAATAGCCACCTTGTCCTGTGACAGGAACGCTGCGACACGGAACTCAAGCTGTGCAAAGTCAGCCTCAATTATGGAGCCTTCGGGAAACCTAGACACGAACACTCGTTTAATAGGGAAGGTGCCGCCTCTTGGCATGTTTTGCATGTTGGGATTCCGTCCAGAAAATCTACCTGTATTGGTGATATGCTGGGTAAGGGTAACATGGAGTAGTCCGTCTTGTTTAGTGTGGGTGGAAATACCATCGACAAAGCTAGACAGATAACTACTAATAGCAGAAAGCCTTTTAACATCTTCAAGGAAGTCCTTTGCTGATTCCATGTTGTGATTGTTAGCTGTTGCAATAAGCGCATCTAGTTTATCCTTTCCTGTAGCGAAGCCGTTGTAGCTAATCCATTTACGTGCGGGTGGTGGGTTGAACCCTAAGCCAGCCATCTCTTTAGTCTCTTTAAGTCTGTAGCCTTTACCGCCACAGTCAGGACAGGCATTACCTTTCTTAAAAGGTGTACCGTCTTTCTTAGTCTTAAATGTTTTACCTGTACCATTACATGTACCACAGTGTAGCGCAACTGTCTTACGCATCAAGTCACTGTTAGCTTCTATGATACTCTTGTAGTCTGCTGCATTGTCAGCGTACTCAAACAAGTCAGACCATTCTTTTTTGTTGTGTATCCTGCGACTGAAGATAACCTGAGATAGTTGCTCTGGACTGTTCAAGTTTATAGGGGTAGCCCCCATTAACGCTCGCACTTTTGTAGACAGTCTCTGCTCAATATCGGATTTCTCTGCTTGGAACTCAGTCCTGACGTGTTGGAGGGCGGCTCTATCCACCCTGATTCCTGACATGTACATTCGTGCCAAAGTGCGGCAGGTGTTGAAGGTAATACCTTTGATACGGTTGAGGGAATCTGAGGTAGGCTCTGCGTAGTCTCTTTCGGCTGCTTCGTACAGTTCACCAGTAGTACGCAAGTCACACTCAAGGTAGTGACTAAGTTTATCCAACGGGATTTCATTTGTATTGTATCCTTTCTTGTAGTACTCTTTGAGTGTGTCATCCTTCTGATGATCTAGGTTCCTACGGATAGCGCACTGCTCTAGGCTTAGCGGTTGCTTCTGCCCACGCTGTAAGATATACTCAGCGAGCATGGTGTCATAGATGTCACCGTCATACTTGAAACCTGTAGCCCACAGCCATGACAAGTCATACTGTAAGTTGTGACCTATAAGTAGGGTTGTAGAGTCTAACCATCTCTGTAGTTTGCATTTGTTTTTCGTAGTGTCGTTACGCTCTGAGTGATCAAAGCAAAGCAGATCCTTATCGCCTGTTTCTAAGCACAACACGCCTACCTCTGTAAGAGTATTGGCAGGTTCAAACGGATCGTTAAAGATCTTACCGTTACGTAATGTTATACTATTCTCTACGTCTAATACTCGTTTCATTAAGCCATGTACCTCGCTCTTGCTCCATCCAACTCACAGTGTACAACACCATGCCATCCACCACGTAGCTTGTTCTTAGCTATGTTCAAGTGGCGCTGGGTTTGATTGTTTGTACTTACATCATTAGGATCTATAGTAGCTGTGTGTATCTTACCTTCGTTTAACTCAGGGTTCTTAGAGATCAACACCATCAGGTCTGCCTCTGCAGCCTTACCTGTTTTACTACCTTCTAACATTGATTGATCCACGTACACCTTACCTTCCGCTACTGCTGATAGCTGTGACATCCATATGATTGCACAGTCATACTGCTTAGAAATGTTCCTAGCATGTATCGCTGCCTCTTTCAAGTACACATCTGACTTATCTGTATTACGTGTTGCAAATTTATCACCCATGTCTAGCACCAAGATGTCAGGCTTGTATGCCTTGACGATAGCTTCAACCCAAGACATGTCCTTACCTGTGCTGTCATAGATCTTGATGTTGTCATGCACTGGTTTGTATCGTGTGTTAGCTAGGGCGTAGTTACCCTTGACTTCTTCCATTGACATGTCCGTAGCTGCACTGAGATACCTAGCACCTACACGAGAGTAGTGCTCCTCGTTACACAGGATGATACACTTGGCACCCTGCCTGGCGAACCCACCCTCAGAGGCGATAAGAGAGGCGTGGAAGCTGGTCTTACCTGTGTTAGGCCTTGCACCTACAATCACTAAGTGACCACCGCTGATACCCTCTACACGGTTGCGTAGGGATGGGATGTTGAATTGCCACTTAGACTGAATGTCATTGGCCTCTAGTAAACTATCAATAGAGATGTCACCCCAATCAACCTTGAGGTTAGGCATAAAGTCATCTTGATAGTCGGACAGTAGCTTACGCATAGGCTCTAAGGTATTCTCTGATCCATTGACATACTGGAAGCCTAGCTTAGCTATCTCTTCTCCTACTAGCTGCTGGAATAACTTAGCTAATACTTCTTGTGCAATGTCCTTTGATAGAGACTGCTCATGTCCTATCTTCTTGAATAGATCCTTGTACATATCTTTGTTGGATGTAGTAAGAACGTTACGTGTAAAGAACAGCGCTTCAAGTTCAGCAGGTGTAATGGTCTTATCGTACTGCTGCATAGCGTAGTCTAAGGTGTTCTTGATCTTACGAACCTCTTTAGTAAAGAGCTTGTCAGGAGTGCGGATACCTTTATGGTTCTCATAAAAGTCCTTGTCCATCAAAGTTCTAATCAGTGCTAATTCCATTAGCTTTGTTCCTCTCTATAGCTCTCTTCCGTTCATCATCATCAAACTCTCGTATGTTATTCTTGAGGTCTGATAACTCTTGGTCTTTCTTTCTTAACTGCTTTGATAGTAAATCATTTTCTTTCTTTAATTGTTTGATCTCCCATCTCATATCTTCTATTGTTCCAGCCATGCTCATAGTACTACTCCTCTTCTAAACAAAAGCCACACATGTCATTCTGCGCTGGGCCACCACAGCTTACACATTTCTGCCATTTCTTTTTTACTCTGTTTGACTCTGATTCTAAACCAGCTTCTACTAATGTTATAAATCCTACGTTAAATACCGCTGCGAATGTCTCAGGGTCACACTCTACTTGTAGTGTAGCACTGCCATCCTCATGCTCTTCTACTTCTGTTACTTTTATTTCACTCATCCTTTACTCCTATACATGGTAGCAAGATAGTCTGCTTACAGTAACGTGGGAACTCGTCATATGTCATAGCAATTAATACAGGTAGACCTGCTATTATAAATGCGACTATGGCAGACGCCTTGATTGCACCACTAATATTACCTCTCATCATACGCTCTCCCTTAATGCTTTCCACGATACGGGGAACAGCTTAGACATCTCGTAGTTAATATCCCAAGCTACATACTGAGTCTCTGCTTGTGTGTCACCCTTACAACGTAAGTTACACATGTCAGCAAAGGCATCTAAGCTACCTGACCAGTACCACTCAGTCATCATACTCTGTGGCAGTACCATACGTGCTTGCTCAGGACATACATTTTCTAACAACAACCTTTGGTAATCTTTTAAAGCCCTATGATGCAAGTCGCTAATAATACGATCAGCATCCTCATCATACCACTCGCCACTACTACCTTGCTTCTTATCTTCGCTGCGCCCACGCCAAGATCTAGGCACATAGAACTCAGGCTCCTTGTCTACGTATCGTCTTGATACTTCATTCCAACGTAGAAACTTATGCTTGACTAACTGTCTAGCTACAAAGACTGGTGCCTTGATGTGGAAACTAGCAAAGCAATGCCCAAAGGGGCTGATGTGTTTGTGCTCTGCAAGATAACGAATAAGCTTAGCGTCCTTGTCTTTCAACTTAGGTGGCCCCCATACATCACTCGTATCCATCTCACTCTGCTTACCAAAGCTTACACGAGCAGCATTAGCTACTGTCAAGTCAGTACCCATGTGATCTATGTATGTTACTTTAATCAAGTGTCAACTCCCGTAATACTTCTAGTGCCTGATCTTCTGTTATCTTAAACCATTCACCTTTACGTTCACCTTTACGCTCAGCTACCTTGTGTGCGTCACGCTCAGCCTTGTTACGATCATCAAAGTAAACTGAATGGATCAACTCATAGTCACGCATAGGTGAGCTTGTTTGATAGCCATTGAGTCTATCCTCTGCGTCTACTGCCTTGCCAATCTTAACCCAGTCAGGCCAAGCCTTGTTACGGATAGCGTACACGTAACCCTCAAGGATTTGTTTGTCTTTCTGTAAGGCACTGAACGCTGCGTCACCAAAAGATTTGTAGTGACCTGGTTTATACAACGGGTGTTTCTTCGGAATGTATTTACCGTTTACAAACATACGCTGTGGATTGTTTCTTGGGTTGCTCTTGTTGTTACGATCCTTTTGTATGTCAGAAGTGTTACCTTCTTGATAATACTTTGGCTTACCTGTTCTAGGATTTACACTAAGTTCTTTCAGTAAAGTCATCTCTAACTCCTTTATGTTTCTCTTTACGTAATGGTTTAGGTTTCTTCTTGTCAGGTATAACCTGAGGTTTATACTTAGGCTGTCTTAAATCTTTAGCCATAGGGTTTGTCTTGTTCTTCATAGGCCAGCTTCCTCAGTTCATCTAAGTCCTCAGGCCTCTCGTACTTCAAGTCATCCTGTAAGTACAACGCATAGCTAGGTAGACCTGTCCACATCTCTATCTCTTTCTTGTAGCTCAACGTCTTCTGTAAGGCATCAGGGTCAAGCGCAACGATAACCTTTGTTGCGTTGTCTTGTATATACTCTAAGTGTTTATCTGTCAAGCTAGTCCCAAGTATAGCAAACCCAACCGAATTGGGTAGCTTCTTAGCCACAGTGATAGCACTGATGACATCCTCTACCACAACGTAGACACTGTTACGGTCAGACATAGAGCGTACATAATAGTCTGCACTACCACCATACCTGTACCACTTTGGTATAGCACCATCAAGAGCACGTCCAATAGCATCAACAACAGTACCATTGTGTACGATAGGAAACACCGCACGTTTATCTTTCACGTCATACATTAATGACTCACCAGCTAAGACAGGCCATCGCTGCTTGAACCTACGCATGGTAGCATTGCCCTCTGTAGTGATATGTTCTGGATAAACAAAGGGCTGTAACTCTTTGTTATCACTGGATGATTCTAGTAATGGTTTCACGAAGTAACTCTCCAACTCTGCTCGTGTCATGTCTGTGTCGAACCTACCGCCAACATCACAGGCTAACTTGAAGCAGTTGTACTTCAAGACACCCATCTCCATCGATGCAGTAAAAGTATTCTTGCTGTTGCAAAACGGACAGTCACCACGATGCGGCCCGTTAATTGCCATCTCTTCTGCGTACTGCCTGTGTTGCTGCCAGATAGTCATTCTTTCTCCTTGAATGCACTGCGCTGGGCTAGTGCTTCTGATGCACCAGTAAAGGTGTGCTTGATGTAAGGCGTAAGGCTTTGGATGTTGACGTGTCCACTGACTTGTTTGATCTGCGTGATGTCAACACCTGCCTCTACCATCTCAGTGATAGCAGTACGGCGCATGTCCATAGCGGTTAACTCTTTAGGTAGACCTGCCTGTTCTTTGATCTGATTAACATACATGTGTAGCTTAGCCTTAGCGTAAGGGCTATGCACGTTGTTGATCTTCTTTGTTCGGGGTGCTACGTATTCCTGAAAGCCAAACCGTTCTTTCTGCTCTACAAGAATACTCCTAAGCCCATCACTGATAGGTAAGTGTACGTCTGCACCTCGCTTGCTCTGCGTTAAGTCCATGCGGCTGTTCTCTAGATCTAATGCACCCCATGTAAGTAAACGCATGTCACCTACACGCTGGCCCCACTCATATGCCATGTGTACAATCAACCCAATAGAGTATCCTGTCCACTCACTGTAAGCGGTAAGCAGGAAAGCCTTTACTTGCTCAGGCTCCCACGTAACCTTGCGAGGTGGGTTAGGTACACGATCCATGTGCGGTACTGGATTGACTATACGTATGCCTAGACCTATGGCTTTGTTAAGTACGATGGACAGTATAGCCGCAAGCTTGTTAGCTCTAGGTATACCATTCTTGATCCACTCATCATACGCAGCTTCTACCTGTGTAGTGGACATGTTCCTAAGTAGAACACCACCTAGATCCCTACGCACAACTTTTAAGTTAAGGTAGTACTCCTTCTGTGACGTAGGTGAGAGGTTACGGTAAGACTTACTATCAAGGTAGTAGTCAATCAAAGTGCTAAGCCTTGAGTCTTCTGTAGGTTTCTTCACCATTTCTTTCTTGTCTTCCAGTATACCCAGCATTCTGAACAGTGTCCTTTCCCTATTACAGTATCAATAAACCACACTACGTTAAGCCTATTGTCTCTCTTCCATTGCCAATTCCTGGCGCTGAACGTTTGATTGTTGCTACCGCCTACAAGTACATTGATTAGTACACTGAAGGCAGTGAGCACTCGTTTGATATACTTACGTATCATCATCGTCTATACCCTTCCACATGAAGTAGATGAACCCACCTACATAGGCTATGAGGAAGGGTATTACTATTTGTGAACCTGCTACCATACTAGCTGTTGATGTATGGATCGTGGTTGATGTAGTAAGATACACCCATCTCGTAGTCTCCTGCATGGGAGTACAGTTGGCTCAATGCATCTGCTGCATTGCGTACCTTCTCTAGTTTAGCATCATCAGATAAGTCTTCGTCATAAATAAAGTCTACTGGAATAGCTGTGACTACTTGCTTGTAGCTACGCCACACATCAATGCCCGACTCATGTACTTCACCTGTCTTCTCGTGTACACTTTCATATACAAAGATCACCGCATCGTTATGATCCCATACTTTTACTTCTACTGTTTGGTCTTCAATAATCATTGTCTCTTCTCCATTAGAACATTGGGTAGTAAAGTTCACCGTTGTCAATCATACGCCTGACATCATCTAGCTCACGCTGCACGTTGTCTGCACGATCAAACTCGCCAAGCCATTCTGCATCGTCTATCTCTTTCTGTAGGTCAATGCTGTAGTCATTGATAGGTAATACGTAGTCCATGTTAGTGTCTCCTTTAGTGTCCATAGTTACAGCCGATGCGCCATACATCACCTGCTCTTGATTTAACCCACCACTCAGCTACACCACAGCAACCTTTAGCTGCGGCCTTCTTGTATGGCGGTGAGTGTAGCCCATCCTTGAAGCGATAGGCTCTGAAGTTATCGGCATACTCTAGGTCTGCCTTGTTAATCTCGTAGAGTAAATCTTCCCACACATCAGCAGGTACTTTCTCAAACCCTTTACGGTTCCACTTTGAGCAGTCGATTCCACGTTCTGCCAGTGCTGTAGTCCATTTACTCATCTGTATATACCTTTCTCTTTAGCCATCGTAGTACGATAAGTATTGTTAATATCTGTATGTATATCACGAAAAGATTAGCCGTGTCAAGATCTCTTACGTCTATACCTATACTCGCAAGGATAACTACGGTGAGTAGCATCAGGAAGTATGCAAGCATAGGTGTCATAAGTAAGATCAGCATAGAGTTAGTCCATCCGTGTTACGAAGTACTCACCATTAGGTAACGGCAGCGCAAGCATAGCGTACTGATAGAAGTATGCAGGGCCATCAGGCGTGAGTAACTTTCCGATGTAAGGTAAGTCAGGATCTTCTGCATTCTTGTATGTACCATCTTCTAAAACCTCACCTTTGAATTGATAAAGCCTACCGAAACCATAGCGTTCAGTCATAAAGTCAATGATGTCTATGCCTTTCATGTAGCCATAGATGATGTACTCACCTACCCAATAGGGTAATACTCCAAGCATTTCTTGTAACATTCCAGGATCTACGTCAGGGAAAGCCTTTGTGTTGATTGTTAAGTTCATTGTGTCATCTCCTCAAGTTTTTCTTTCAGTCTAACGACTTGCTGTTCAAGCTTTTGTATCTTTCGTTCTTCCCAAGTGCTTTGATGTTCTTGAGTAAAACGTTTCATATTATCCAAAAAAATATCTATATTTTGCATCATTGTGTTAGTCCTTTCATTATGTGTGATACTACGTCAACGGTCCATCCATTGCCAAGCATTTTGTACCGCTGCGTATTTGATACGTGGTCAGTGTAACCCTCTGGCACAGTTTGTAAACGCTCGCACTCTAGCGGTGTTAGCTTGCGCCATGTCATACCTTCATCGTAGGTAAGATGATTGTTGTGTTGCCACGATGATGTGCTTATTGTAGGTGTCTTACCGTCCTGTGCTTTGAGTCCTCCTTTGTTAAATCCTCTACCCTTCTGTAATATCTTAGGTTGTAAGTGTCCACCATCAGAAGACACTAGCGATGGGCCTTTACCGTCAGGGTGATACACTCTGTTTACGTAGCTGTACTTATCACTTATACCTGCATCACCTACTAAGATAAGACCGTCAGGTGATGGCGCTGGCACGTAGCCAAACGAATAGCCGTGAGTACCTGCACAGAGTGTAGCAAACTTACCATCAGTAGGATAGATAGTATTGCATTGGCTCTTGTACTTAGGGTTAAGCTGGTTGCCACCCATGTAGCTCTCACGTAGCTTCTTACCTGCGTAATACTTTTCTTCTACCTCAGGCTCAAGTATATCTCTGAGTACAATACCCTTGTCTTCTGTTGGTACATCAAAGGGAATGTTTGTCCAGTATAAACGGTAGCGGTTCTGAGCAGACACTAGGTTGCTGTTGATAGCTACAGGATCTACGCCCAGCGCCTCAGTGATAACGTCCATACTTTCTTTCTTCATACGCACGTTCTCTAGCAAGAAATACTTAGGCTTGAGTGCCTTGAGTAGCCGCACATATTCCCAGAATAATTTACTGCGAGGATCATCAAAGTTAAGTTGCTTACCAGCAAAGCTAAAGCCCTGACAAGGTGAGCCACCGATTAGTATATCAATATCTGGCAGACTGTCAGGATCTATGGCAGTCACATCACCTAGCTGAACTGTCTCTGGAAAGTTAGCTTGTGTTACCTTGATTGCGTACTTGTCAATCTCCGCTGCAAAATAATTATCGATTGGAATGCCTGCCCTTTCAAGGGCAAGCTGTCCACATGACATCCCGTCAAATAGTGATAGTACATTCATGGCTATGATACCTTTTCTTCTGCTCCAAACAAACGCTTGGCTGTGTCATCGTCAATAATATACTTCTGTGCAGTTGTCAAGTCCTGCACTACCCACGGACGCTTACGTGCTCTAGAGTTGTAGCTTACAAGTGACACTTTCATGCCTTGCAGTGATGCAATCTTGCTTGTGTCAAATCCCATGAGTGAAGCCATCTGCTCAAGAGCTTGCTCATCCTTAGACTTAGCTCCATCAATCAATACCTTTACTTTGTAGGTAGCTTCACCGTCAGTGAATGAGCAGTTTCCTACGTTAATAGATACACCATGTATACCTGCGTTCTCTAACGCTTCCTGCATGGCTTCACGGATCTTACGGGCTGTGGGTTTATCAAACTTCATTGTTCTATCTCCTTCTTGATTGCTTGCAGTGCATTGATTAGACCGTCAACTGTATCATCAAACCTGATAGGGTCATAGTCTTCACAGTGATGTAGATCATCAATGTCTGCTATCTCTTGTGCGTTTATAAAGTCACCCTCAGCGGTACGTGTCCAGTGCTGAGCGATGGATATGGTGCGCCCGTTATGACGCACCACAATATTGTTGAAGTCTAGCTTAGTCATCTGACATCACCCTGCAAAGTGGCGTAGCTTACGCTCAGTGTTACGGTTAGGCTTGTGCTCTACGTAGACAGTACGCTTGCCAATGTGTAGCGCAGTCATGCAGTCATTGCGTGTGACTTTGAAGCCACGGCTTGCGTGTTTACGCTTGCGAGTTAAGCCCTTGAGTCCAGCGAAGTTGAAGCGGAACCCTTGAGTGCCATCATTGAGAGGCTTAGTAGCGAATAATACAAACATGATATGTCCTTTCTAAGACAGTTAAGATAAGTTAAGGTTAGTTAAGTTAGTCTAGGCTGTCAAGCCTAAACATTGTGAATACGTTTCCATGCAACCCATGTCGCAGCTTGCATCTCGTAGGCTGTCATGCCGTGCTTTTTGCCAGCCCTACGGTAGGCTTCTTGCAATTCAGCACGAAGCTTTTTGCCTATGTTAGGTACTTTCTGCATGGTGCGTCTGTCCTTGTTAGCGATGCACCATGCATGACCGTCTATTACGCATACATCATTGCCATTAATACAGTTAGCAAAATCGGTTATCTTAGGGCCATTGAGTATGAAAGAAACGTCTTCCATATTGTGCGGCATAGATTGTAGAATAAACCAAGCCTTGTCTCGCATCTTAGGGTAAGTGCTAGGCTTAGTATCCTCAACATAACCGCCCTCAGTAAATATGCGGCACATCTTGTCAGCGTTACGCACGTTCATTGCCCAATCATTGGTAGGGCTTAGTGCAGCAATCACACCAATAACAATGTGCAATGGCAGTTCATACTTGTCTGCTATCTCTTGCGCCAATTCCTTAGCGTCTGCGTACCAAGTCAGACCGTGATCGATCTCATCTTGTGTAGCTTGTTTGAAGCAAGCAAGTATGTTGCGTGTGTATTGTGTCATAGTGTCACCTCTTGATCTATCATGTCATTGTGTACCTTAGCCATGAGATTATACATCATCATTGCACCTGTCAATACCATAGGATCACGAGCTTTGTTTATCCATGCTTCTAGTTCACGCATATCTTTAGGCGTGTGAAACATTCCAAGCGTATCTATCTTAGTCATAAGTGTCACCTCACTGTTGAATGTATTTAGTAGTGACACAGCCAAAACCATATGTCAAGCATAAGCTGCGGTTGGCCGCAGTTATCCTGGCTGTGTCCAAACAAAAGACATCCAAAGACATCCAGTAGACGGACTGATGTATTTTACCGTTCTTGAGTTGAGCTTGACGTTATCGCATCAACAATTATTTGCTATCCACCCTTGCTCAAAGACGCAATGCGCCTATCGGGTTTCTTCAATAGTCCGTTCTTTAAGCGGATCATTTAGTCGCACGTCAGAGTCCACTGACTTATAGTAATGGGTTGCAAAGCCCAACGCTGTAGCAATCTTTCGTTCTATCTTTGGTGTGGGCTATTATCACCATCTGGCCCATTGTTCTGTGTATTCAGTCTGTTTTATTTTAGTCTGTTAGTCAAGTTCTAATTTTAGTCTGTCTTATTTGATAGGGCTTTTCACCGTATCTGTCAGAAGGACGCTGAAACACTTTGAAGAACCTACGTTGCTTGCGATTTGTTTCTTGTCGCTTTCGATAACTCATACTTGCAAATGATGAAGACGGACGCAAGCAAAAAATTGCAATGTGTGTAACTTTTTTGGGGGGTAGGGGTATTTTTGGGTATATACACTATAAATATACAAAGGTTTTTACATCTTTAGGTTGTGCATCACTTATGCTTTTTTCGCATTGCTATGTTATATTATAACACTTTATTGCTCTTTTCACGCCGTCACTGATAGCTTATCAGTCTCTTTTGCTAATGTTTTCAATGGTTTACTAGCTTAGCACAGCATAAAATACACTTTAAAGGCGAGCTGCTTAGCTTAATGCAACTAAAAAGTGTCCAGTTCAACCTAAAGTTGCGAGGGGAGGGGCGAGGGCCACCAGGGGGTTACCCCGTTATATATACATACTCTGCAACACACGGGGTTTTTCAAAAGAGTCGTACACAAAGACGTACACACAAGCTAATCTTAATCACGTTATGTTACAATTGTTACAATATAATCACTTTTTATTGCAGTTTGTACGATTAGGGATTGACATGGGGGTAAAAATGTGTAAAACTGCGTAGCAGTAGCAGCCCTAAGTTAAACATTAGAGTTAAAACAAAAGAAATATGAACCTAAGATAGTTAAACTTAGAGTTAAACTACACAAAAGTAAACATTCTTTAATTTAACCCTTGACATGTAACTACTTATATGTTACTATCCTCTAAGTAACTACATAACGTATAACTATAAAGTTACTACTATAGCGTATTACGGAGAATATTTGTACATATATAGCTAGTGTTGTCTCTTCCATCATGTGTCTCCCCTCCTACACTCCCTACATTTGTACATTTATCTCTGTAATACGTCTTTTACATGAAATAACTCTTGACAATGCGTAAAAAACCAGTACAACTATATGCAAGTGAAACCGTAATAGAAGACTTTTACGAAGCTATAGCTGATAACAACCCTCGTGCTTTACATAAAGTTCATATACCTAAGTCGGATGTGTTCTATGTACGTGAAGCCATATATCAGCGTACTGGTGAGCACTACACGTTAGACCACGTTGAACGTGCGATGTACTTAGAGGGACACTTACAGGCACATGAAGTGCTTGACCCTGAGAGAAAACGAGAGTATGGTGAATAATGGCTACAACTAAAGATGTAGAGCGGTTGCCTAGCGGGAAGTTAAAGTACCGTGGTGAAACTTATCCAGGTTACAACAAACCGAAGCGACTATCGGGTGAAGCTAAGAAGTCAGCCGTGTTAGCTAAGAAGGGTGATCAGGTAAAAGTTGTACGCTTTGGTGATCCTGACATGCCTATCCGTAAAGATAACCCAGGTGCACGTAAAAACTTCAGAGCCAGACATAGTTGTGACACAGCGAAGGACAAGTTCACTGCACGTTACTGGTCATGTAAGGCTTGGTAGTAGCTATGAGTGATCTTAAACTCCCTGTAGCACTTGTAGCAGCGATGGCTATACAACTTGTAGCTGCTGTGTGGTGGGTATCCAAACAGGCCCACACTATTGAGGTACTACAGCAAGACGTTGTAGATATGAAGACTTATATGAACTCTATGGACATAGACTTAGAGGCTTTGATAGAGTTCGCTACGTTTACAGAGAACAGGTGGGCTGAAGAGTACAGCAATGATTTGACTTACGAGAGATCCTTTGGTACTAAGGAACCTGTGATTGAAATCGACTAGCACTAAGAAGCTACCTAAACGTAAACGTCCAATACAGAAACTGAAGAAGAAACGCTATCTTCAGAAAAAACAAGAGAAGAGCAAGCATTGACTTTAATATCTCACTTTCCTTTACCTAGCTTTCCTTTTCAGACTCACGAGAACATAGTCTTTGAGAAGGCTGACAAAGATAGGTCTAGTAGGAACAATGAAGAGTATAAGCCAGAGCAGCCTAACTTAGTCACACCTGATACACCAGTAGAAGACTTGAAGTTAGTCAATCAGATGTACGCCTATAACCCTGACCCTAATAAGCTGCGTAAGCCTGACGGTCAGATAGTTAACTTTATTATAGCTTAACTTATATGCCGTACTTAACGAGTAGCATACCGTATTTCAAAGCGTGGGTACGCCGTGAATACACGAAGAACTTAGAGGATTATCATGGAGAGTATCTTCACTGCATGGTCATTGGTGTTACTACCATGCCAAACAGAACGCTCAGCTTTCAAGTCATTTTTACAGGCTGCGAGTCAGACTTCACAGAAGACGAAGAAAACGTCCACGGTGGGGCTATGTGGGCTAGGATGCCGCTCACTGCGTTGGTTGCGGATACACCTCTGGCTGAGTGGCCTAACGAGTTACCCCCGTACTTAGCTCAGCCGTGGGACTGTATGTCTCACACACATAGTGTATATAAGTTAGAACGTGCAAGCCCAGCGCCGTGGATAGCTAAGGTAGACGGAGAGTTCTACCCGGCTAAGTACTACTTCACAGTAGACTACACGGATAACGAGGTAGCTGACGATCCAGCACAGCATAAACAGAGTCACGTATTAGAATTACTTGATGCGGGTCCATATACAGGTAACATCGTTGCGTTACCCAATAACAGAGTGAGAGTAACTCACCCAGCGTGGTTTGAGACAGGCGAGGGAGCACCAGACTTCAAGCCTAACCAGCACACATATCACTCTAAGCAAGACGTAGATTACATATGGGATACGCAACGAGTGTTTAACAATCTGTATAACGAGGAAGACTGACATGATGATGGGAAAGAAAAAGAAGGGCTACGCTGCAGGTGGGGCATTGAAGAAACCTAGTGCTTCAGAGAAGGGTGTAAAGAAGTTACCCAAGACTGTACGTAACAAAATGGGCTACATGAAAGATGGTGGCAAGGTTAAGAAAAAAGGTTACGCTATGGGTGGTATGACAGGTTCGTACAACCCTACTCAGGCTGACATGCAGCGTCAACAGAATATGATGCAAGCTCAGCAACCTAAGCCAGCTATGAAAAATGGCGGCATGATGAAAAAGAAAAAAGGTTACGCTAAGGGCGGTAAGGTAATGACGTACAACTTAGGTGGTATGGTCAAAGCACAAACTGACAACCGTAAGAACAAGAAGTAACACTAGATGCCTGTACTTAATAATGGATCTAAGTTTGTAACACACGCTACTGCTCTGACAGGTACATCTGACACGGATTGTTACGTTGTACCTGATCACTTTTCATCACACCTAGAGCACTTGATGATTACAAACAGTGATTCTAGTAATAGAAACTACACTATTAAGTACTACGAGAAGGCAGCGAATACTACGTTTACTTTGTTTACAGCACATGCAGTTGCAGGTAAAGGTGCTGAATCTGTGTTTACTGTAGACAAACCTTTGTTCTTACACGCTGAAGACAAGATAATTGTAGCAGCGGGTACAGCAGATACGCTTACCGTTATTGTAGCTGCAGAGGAGTTCTTTGATCCTAATCGCTAATTGCATAACGGGATTGCAAACTTGTATGTAGTACGCTAACATAAAATATGATATAACTATCTCCACAGCACATAAGCAAAAGGAGATAGTGCAATGTTTAAACGTATATTAAAGCGGTTCCAAGAGAACCAACAACGCAGAGCAGACTATTGGATACTCATGAATTTGAGTGACAAAGAACTGCACGATATGGGGATCAGTCGTGGCGAAGTCAGGCAAAAAGTCTACGGTTAATGCAGCGGGTAATTATACTAAGCCTACTATGCGTAAGCGCTTGGTTGCTTCCGTCAAAGCTGGCGGGAAAGGTGGAAAGCCCGGACAATGGAGCGCCAGGAAAGCCCAAATGGTTGCTAAGCAGTACAAAGCTAAGGGCGGGGGTTATAAGTAATGGCCCTCGCTAAATCACAGAAAAGTCTAAAGTCATGGACGAAACAGAAGTGGCGCACTAAGAGTGGCAAGCCTAGTGCTAAAACTGGTGAGCGGTATCTACCTGATAAGGCTATTAAGTCTCTTAGCGATAGTGAGTATGCCGCTACAACCAGAGCTAAACGAAAAGGCACTAAGGCAGGTAAGCAGCATGTGGCTCAGCCTAAGAAGATTGCAGCCAAAACCAAAGCCCACAGGAAGATAAAATGAAACGAAACCTTACGGAAAAACAAAGTAAGTTCTTAGAGGTTCTCTTTGAAGAGGCAGCAGGGGATGTTGTACTCGCCAAGAAGCTTGCAGGTTATAACCCTGAGTCATCTACTACATCTATTGTGGAGTCATTGAAAGATGAAATATTTGACGCAACTAAATCATATATGTCAAGAGTTGGCCCTAAGGCTGCAGTTGCATACGCCAGTGCTTTGGACGATCCTACCCAGCTAGGCGTTAAGGAACGCATGGTAGCTGCAGGTCAGATCTTAGATCGTGCAGGTATTGTTAAAACTGAGAAGGTAGCAGTAGAGTCAAGCGGTGGTTTGTTTATATTACCGCCCAAGAATGCAGATGCTTCTGAGGCTACGTAAAGAGCGCCCACTCCAAAGTGAGTACTGGATGCTACCCAAAGTACCTTTTAAGGTAAAGCTTTGGCAACGCATACCACGTACTAGCAACTACGTACCCTTCGGCTATGAGGTGGACCCTGAAGATGAGGAATGGCTGAACCCTATACCTAGAGAGTTAGAACTGTTAGAGTTAGCTAAGAAGCACTTGAAGCAGTACTCTTTAAGACAAGTATCAGCGTGGCTGACTACTCAGTCAGGTAAAAGCATAACTCACGATGGCCTGAAGAAGAGAATAGATGTCGAAAGAAAAAGAAAGCGTCTTGCTGCAATTAAGCGCTACTATGCCAAGCGGCTCCAAAAAGCGTTACAACAAGTCGAAGCGCTTGAAAAAAACTACACAGGCTACTTCATCTACGAAGACGAAGAAGGAACCGACAGTAGTGACACCCAGCCCAGCGCAGGTTAAGCCACCTGAGTATGAGGTAGAGGAAGCACAGAACATTGTCTTCAGGCCAAACCCTGGACCTCAGACGCAGTATCTAGCTTCTAGTGAACGTGAAGTTTTATATGGTGGAGCAGCGGGTGGCGGTAAGAGTTACGCTACATTAGCTGACCCTCTGCGTAACATGAACAGTCCAGACTTTAGTGGTCTACTTGTACGTCACACGACAGAGGAACTTAGGGAACTCATACAGAAAAGCCAAGAGTTGTACCCTAAGGCTATACCAGGAATTAAGTGGTCTGAGCGTAAGAGCCAATGGACTACACCAAGAGGCGGTACACTTTGGATGTCGTACTTGGATAGAGATACAGACGTTATGCGCTACCAAGGACAGGCGTTCAACTATGTAGCGTTTGACGAGTTGACGCAGTGGCAGTCACCCTTTGCTTGGGACTACATGCGTTCACGTTTACGTAGTGCAAACAAAGACTTAGGTTTGTACATGCGAGCTACGACTAACCCAGGTGGGATCGGACATGCTTGGGTAAAGAAGATGTTCATTGATCCAGCGGCACCTAATACGCCTTTCTGGGCAACGAACATAGAGACTGGTGAGGTATTACGCTTCCCGTCAGGGCATAGTAAAGCTGGTGAACCCCTGTTTAAAAGAAGGTTTATACCTGCCAGCCTCTTTGACAACCCGTATCTAGCTGAGAGTGGTGACTATGAAGCAATGCTTTTGTCATTACCTGAGCATCAACGTAAGCAACTACTAGAGGGTAATTGGGATGTTAACGAAGGCGCAGCCTTTCCTGAGTGGAACAGAGCCGTACATGTCGTGGAGCCTTTTAAAATTCCCGCAAGTTGGACTAAGTTTAGAGCTTGCGACTACGGCTACGGAAGTTTCACAGGCGTTGTCTGGTTTGCTGTATCACCCAATGAACAGCTTGTTGTTTACAGAGAGCTTTATTGTTCTAAAGTTACAGCTACTGATTTAGCGGATATGATACTTGAAGCCGAGAGTGGTGATGGAAGTATAAGGTACGGCGTGTTGGATAGTTCCCTGTGGCACAAAAGAGGCGACACTGGCCCTTCCTTGGCTGAGCAGATGAACCAAAAGGGATGTAGGTGGAGGCCTTCGGACCGTTCACGAGGCTCAAGGGTTGCAGGTAAAAACGAGCTACACCGCCGTTTACAGGTTGATGAGTATACTCAGGAGCCAAGGCTGGTGTTCTTTTCAACCTGTACTCATTCTATAGCTCAGCTACCGTCTATTCCTTTGGACAAGAGAAACCCAGAAGATGTAGACACAAATGCAGAAGACCACTTGTACGATGCAATACGGTATGGTATAATGACAAGACCAAGAAGTTCTTTGTGGGACTATAATCCTGCTTCACATAGATCTGGCTTTCAAGCTTCAGATTCAACCTTTGGATACTAAAACATATGGAACAAGACGATTTATTTGAAACAGATGACGTAGCCGTTATACAGGACGGTGAGGAGTTAGATGCCTCTAGCGTAGTGTCTTATGTAGAGTCTCGCTTCAAACGTGCAGAGGATGCACGGTACGTAGATGAAAGTCGGTGGTTACGTGCATATCGTAACTACAGAGGTTTGTACGGTAGTGATGTACAATTCACAGAAACTGAAAAGTCTCGTGTGTTTGTTAAGGTTACTAAGACTAAAACACTAGCAGCGTATGGTCAGATTGTAGATGTACTTTTTGGTAGCTCACGGTTTCCACTCACAGTAAACCCTACAACGTTACCTGAGGGCGTAGCTGAAGCTATGCATATAAGTATAAACCCTCAGGCTGAACAAGCCATAGATCCTTTGCGTTCTGCCTTTGAGGAAGAGCCTAAGGTTAGCTTCTTGTTTGACCCTGATGAAAAGCTCAAGCCTGGCGAGACTATGTATGACCGCATGAAACGCATGGGTCCACTAAAGAATAAACTTGAGGCTGTAGGTGAGAAGATCGTAGAAGGTCCAGGCACAACTCAAGATACAGTAACATTCCATCCTGCTATGGTAGCAGCTAAGAAGATGGAAAAGAAAATACATGACCAGTTAGAAGAGAGCGGAGCTAATAAACAGCTTCGCCATACTGCTTTTGAGATGGCACTATTTGGAACGGGTATTATGAAAGGCCCGTTTGCTATAGATAAAGAGTACCCTAATTGGGATGGAGAGACAGGTGAGTATGACCCTGTTATCAAAACTGTACCGTCTACAAGTCACGTATCTATATGGAACTTCTATCCTGACCCAGATGCGTATAACATGGATGAGGCTGAGTACGTAGTAGAGCGTCACCGTATGACACGCTCACAGATGCGTAGCTTGAAGTCTCGCCCTTTCTTCCGTAACGAATCAATTGACAATGCTATTGCTGCAGGTGAGTCCTACGATAAGAAGTATTGGGAACAGGACATGGAAGATGACAGTGTGTCAAACACTGCACCTGAACGTTATGAAGTACTAGAGTTCTGGGGTTATGTAGACACAGACATCCTAGAAGAGAATGGTGTACGCATTCCTCGTGAGTTGAAAGATTCAGAGCAGCTAAGTGTAAACGTATGGATTTGTAACGGAGAAGTACTACGCTTGGTACTCAACCCATTCAAACCTGCACGTATTCCTTACTATGCTGTACCTTATGAGTTAAACCCATACAGCTTCTTTGGTGTAGGTATTGCTGAAAACATGGACGATACGCAGACACTGATGAATGGTTTCATGCGTATGGCGATAGATAATGCTGCACTCAGTGGTAACTTAATCATTGAAGTTGATGAAACAAATCTGGTCCCAGGGCAGGACTTATCTGTGTACCCTGGCAAGGTGTTTCGCAGACAGGGGGGAGCACCAGGACAAGGCATTTTTGGGACAAAGTTCCCCAACGTTGCTGGCGAGAACATGCAACTCTTTGATAAGGCAAGGGTATTAGCTGATGAGAGTACAGGCTTCCCAAGTTTTGCACACGGTCAGACAGGTGTATCAGGAGTGGGGCGAACTGCTTCTGGCATTTCTATGCTTATGTCTGCAGCTAATGGTAGTATACGAAATGTTGTCAAGAATGTCGATGACTATTTGATTGCCCCACTAGGACGTGCATTCTTTGGTTTCAACATGCAGTTTGACTTTGATAAAGAAATCAAGGGTGACTTAGAAGTTAAGGCATCAGGTACAGAAAGCTTGATGGCTAACGAGGTACGCTCACAGCGCTTGATGCAGTTCATGGGTGTAGCATCTAATCCAGCACTCATGCCATTCGTTAAGAGTGACTACATTATTCGTGAGATTGCTAAGTCTATGGATCTTGATCCTGATAAAGTTACTAACTCTTTGGGTGACGCAGCTATACAAGCTGAGATCCTCAAGAAGTTTACAACACCACCACCCCAACCTGAAGAGGCAGGACCACAAGGTCCACCCGCACCACCCAATCCAGGTGCAGCCCCAGAGCAAGCAGGAGTAGGCGTGAGTGACACAACAGGCGCTGGTGGGGGTAACATAGGCACAGGTACAGTACCCACTCCTGGTGAGCAAGGATTTACTGGCTAATGTCTATTAAGAAGTTAGTAAACGACAAACCTTTGTGGGATGACTTTGTTGAGACTATCAACAAGAAGATAGACATAGCCCAGCGCAGGTTAGAGCAGGAGAGTACTATGGAAGGTATGTATCGTGCTCAGGGTGAAATAGCTGCATTACGTAGGCTCATATATTTAAGGGAAGAAGTAAATGCTTGATGACAACAAAGCTCAGATGGAGACGGACCTTATAATGAATGAGCAGAAAGATCCTGTTAGTGGGAACACTGCTCCTATAGGTGCTAAACCTAGTGAGGTACGTGATGATATTGACATTCGTGTCAGTGAAGGTGAGTTTGTAGTAAATGCACAAACGGTTAGATACTTCGGAGAGGAATTTTTTAATGAGTTACAAGAAGCTGCCGCACAAGGTTTTGAACGGATTAAAGAAGGTGATGAGTTACCTTTCAGAGATGATGAACTGGATGTTGACGAAACTGAAGATCAAGAAGTAAAACCAGAAGGCTTTGCCTATGGTGGTGCTGTAAAGGGTTACGCTGAAGGTGATATTGTAGTACCTCAACCTGTAGGCGGTGGTTATGGCGGCTACGGTGGTACAGGTGCTTTGTTTGGAGGCTTTGAATCTAAGACATATATTAACCCTAAAACAAATCAGAAGATGATTGTGTTCTTCTTTAATGGTAGACCCATGAAGAGAATACCCCCTGGTTTTGTTTTGATGGGTGCAACCCCTGCAGAGGAACAAGCACGAGCTACACAAGCACCTAGAGATGATGACGATGATGATAAGCCGAAGCAGGAGTCTGACCCTACATGGAGAAACACTCCTGTAGAGGAGTGGACTACAGACATGTACGAAAACTACTCTAATTATAATCAGCTAAAAACAAATGCAGGTGATCTGTCTTTACTTGAAAAGTCTTTAATAGGTCTTGTTGGTGGTGCAATTGGCGGTCCTGCAGGTGCTATTGCTTTGACTGAATTGGCACGAAGAGAAAATAAAAAGATAGCTGAAAAAGTTGTAACTAATGTTATGGGTATGGTTGACAGTGATAAAAACCCTGATGGTTCTTCTTTAGATACAGGTACTTTAAGTATATTAAATACAGCTAGAGTAAATGCTAATTACAATATTATGAATATTGATAGTAAAGACATGTTAGGATTTACTAAAGAAGATGCTGGACCTATTGCTTCTGGAACAAAAGCATCACAGGATATACTAGACCAACAACGTAAAATAGTTGAAAAAGTTAAAGTACTTGACCCAGAGAAAAAGTCTGACTTCTATAAAGATACATATGATGGTGGCTTGGGTGCTTTCTATGGTGGTTCAGAAGAAGCTGAGACTGCTCTTATCACAGGTGCTACAACTGTTTCTGGTAGAGATGACGATGATGACGATAGACTAGTAGCAGGTACTACAGGTTCAGGTGTTGGTTATACTACGTCTACTACAGAGTCTGGTGGGACTAAATACACATTTGATTCTGAAGATGATGATGACTTTGATTGGGATGCATTTGAAGCTGATACAACTGTAGGAACTAATGTAAGTAACGTAGGCAACTCAGGTACAGATAGTGATGACAATGATAAGTCAAGCGATAAAATACTGTGTGACTTAATATATCGCTACGGTTACCTAGACGAAGACATCTGGCGTTTAGACGAAGCGTTTGGTGATCGTGTTGCACTAGAAGATCCAGAGTTACTAGAAGGCTATCACACATGGGCTAAACCTATGGTAGCTTGGATAGAAAAAGAAACCTTCTTATCTAACCTATATCTTAAATACTGGTGTGTACCATTTACACGGCGCTGGGCAAATCACATTGCTCATGTAATGGAACCAGAAAACTATAAACCTGACTATGTAGGCAAACTTATGCTTGCTGTAGGTGTACCTATCTCTAGAGCTATTTACAAGCTAAAGGGTAGAAAACTAAAAACTGTTTAATAACTATAAGGCTACCCAGCTTAGGCTGGCCCCAACATAAAGGAAACAATTATGCCTGAACTAGCAGAAGTAGAAACTAAAAAGACAGCAGGTCTTGTAAATCCAAATAGACCTACCCCTCTAGAAGATAAGATTAAAAAAGAGGAAGAAGAACTAGAAGCTTTAATGAAAGCTCGTACTGAAGAAGTAGAGCAAAAAGTAGAAGAACCAGAAGCTAAACCTGAGAAAGAAGAACTATCAGGTGAAGAGCGTACATATAAGAAACGCTACAGTGATTTACGTAGTCATCTTAACAAGCAAGCAGAAGAGTTAAAAGAACTTAAAGCCCAGCTTGAAAACGCTCAGAAGACAGGTAAGGTACGTGCTCCTACTTCAGATGAAAGTATTGATGCTTGGGCTAAGAAGTACCCTGAGATTGCTGGCATTGTAGAAACAATTGCTGAAAAGAAAGCCCAAGAAAAGTTTAAGTATGCTGATGAACGTCTGCAGCAGATTGACAAGATCAACGCAGATGCCCAGCGCACTAAAGCAGAGAATGAAATCCGTGCTATGCATGGAGACTTTGATGATCTACGTGGGAGTGATGACTTCCATGATTGGGCAGCAGAACAACCCAAGTGGGTGCAGGATGCACTCTATGAGAATCAAGATGATCCACAATCAGTGATCCGTGTTATTGATCTATTCAAAGTAGATAAAGGTATGGACACTAAAGGAAGACGGCAAAACTCTAAGGATGCTGCTTCTCAAGTAAGAACTAAACGTACTACCAAACCAGACAATGACAACCCTGCAGGACATCTGCGTGAGTCTGAAGTTCAACGTATGAGTACACAAGAGTACGAAACCAAGTCAGACGAAATCATGGAAGCTATCCGCAGCGGTAAGTTTATTTATGATGTTTCTGGTGGAGCACGTTAATTAAGTATTGACAATACACAAACTATATGTTATAACTGTGTATGTTAACAAAAGCATAAGTATGCCCTGATAGACGTTTCAGCTACCCTGCTTATGCTTTTACCCCTAAGCGAAGACAAATAAGTTAAGACCTACCTGATCAAGTATAGGCCCGTCTTACATATTACAAGGCCATGTGTATGTGAGTCGCACCCTAAAAAGATTAGCCTCTTACCTGATGTTAATGCTTATAACTTTAATAAGCCTAACTATCTATGGAGGATTATATCATGGCTTTCGCAACAGCGTCAGGTTATGGTAATCTACCCAACGGTAACTTTAGCCCCGTAATCTACAGCAAACAGGTACAACTTGCTTTCCGCAAGGCCTCAATTGTAGAAGCAATCACTAACTCTGATTATTTTGGAGAGATTGCTAACATGGGTGATTCCGTTAAGATTATCAAAGAACCTGAAATCACAGTGAAGTCGTATGCCCGTGGCACGACTATCACACCACAAGACCTTGACGATGAGGAATTTTCACTAAACGTTGACAAAGCGAACTATTTTGCTTTTAAGGTTGACGATATTGAGGAAAGTCATAGTCACGTCAATTTTCAAAGCCTTGCAAGTGATCGTGCAGCTTATCGTTTGGCTGACCAGTTTGACCAAGATGTTCTTGGTTATATGGCTGGCTTCAAGCAATCAGCTATTCACGGCAAACCCAATGCTGCGAACACAACTGTAAACGGCACTAAAGCTGTTTCAACTGCTGGTTCTGACGAACTACTTGCAAATATGAAGCTTGACGCTTCTGACTTTAACAGTGGTTCAGCAGGTAACTCAATCGTAGTTAAGCCCCGTACAGGTGCTGACGCATTGAACACTACTACAGCTAACGCTACACCTATGCAAGTTATCGCACGGATGTCACGTAAGCTGGATCAACAAAACGTTGACACTAACGGAAGATGGCTGGTCCTAGATCCGGTATTCGCAGAACTGCTTAAAGACGAAGATTCACGTCTTCTGAATGCAGACTTCGGTGGATCAGGGTTGCAGAACGGTTTGATCTTCAACAACATTCACGGCTTCAAAGTCTACATGTCTAACAACCTTCCTGAAGTAGGTAACGGTCCAACCTCTACCACATCTACAGGTTCTGCTCACTACGGTGTGCTGGTTGCTGGTCATTCTTCTGCAGCAGCAACTGCTGAGCAGATTAATAAGACTGAGACTTATCGTGATCCAGATTCATTTGCTGACATTGTACGTGGTATGCACCTTTACGGGCGCAAAATTCTACGTCCAGAAGCGTTGGTTAATGCAATCTACACATCTGGTCTATAAGGGGGAATGAGATATGGCACTTGGTGATAATACTCTTCGTTCAGCCGCTGGCAACTCCCAACGTGGACGTAACCCTTACATGGTTCAAACTACCTTAAATTGGGCAACAGCGTTGTCTGACAAAGGTTCTGCTCTTGCAGCGTCTGATGTCATTCCTGTAATTGCTGTACCTAAAGGTACTATGGTCTTGAACGCAGGTATTGAAGTTGATACTGCTACTGATGGTTCTACTTTTACAGTAGACTTAGGTATGGTTGACGCTGATGTATTTGTTGATGGATTTGATGCTACATCTGCAGCAGCAGTAGTAGCGCAGAACCCTGCAGCATATCAGCCTGTAATGGCTGTTGCTGATGACAACATTGACGTAACTATTGCTTCACTTTCAGGTGGGGCAGTTAGTTCAGGTAAGTTCCGTGTATGGGCAGTTCTGATCGACTGCACTGACATGGGTGACACGTCTGCTAACGAAGTAGCTCGTGACGCACTTGCGTAACTAAACTTTAGGGGCTGCTTTCGGGTGGCCCCTTTCGCACACCTTAGGAAAACAGATGTCAACATACGTACAGCTTACAAACGAATTACTTAGACGTTTGAATGAAGTCCCTCTGGATACAGCAGGTGATGGCTTTACTACAGTGCGTAACGTTCAGGCTGCAGCTAAAGATGCTGTAAATAGTAGCTTACGTGAGATATACCAGAATGGTCAAGAGTGGCCTTTCCTAAAGAATACGTACACGCAGACATTAACTGCAGGTACACGTCAATATAGTTTCCCTGCTGACTACTCTACGGTAGACTGGGAAACATTTTATTTAAAGAAGCATTCAACACAAGAGAATCAACCTCGTGTTTTAAAGCCTTTGACTTATGAAGATTATACTACAAACCACCGCCCTAAAGATGATGAGGGTGATCAGACAAATGGTATGACAGCACCTGAGCATGTATATCAAACATTTGGTGATGCCTTTGGTGTAACACCTATCCCAGATTCCGACTACGAAGTAGAGTACACCTATTGGAGTATTCCTTCTACGTTAACAGAGTACAACGATACTTGTGTAATACCTGAGCGTTTCAACCACGTTATCTTAGATGGTGCTATGGCTTACATGATGCAGTTCAGAAGTAATGCACAGTCTGCTGGTATGCACCAACAAAAGTTTGACTTTGGTATACGCAGTATGAAACGCATTCTATTTGATGATGAGATATATTTAAGGTCTACTGTAATTGAAAGACCCCGTTAATGGATGACCTAAGAACTAATATTACAGTTTGCAGTGGTGGTCTTATAACTAACGTTGATCCGCTAACACATGCAAACGCCTTGAGTGGTAGTGCTTTACGCATGATTAACTACGAGCCTTCCTTATCGGGGGGCTATCGTCGTATTAGCGGGTATCAAAACGATTACGGTACTGTACCTGGAACAGGCGCTGTATTAGGTGTAGAAGTAAACGGCAACCTACACGATGGTATTTTTGCTTGCAGAAGACCTACTTCAGGTAATAACTATTTACATAAGTGGAATAATAGTACTTCATCGTGGGACGCTGTAACTGCTTCTGGTTCTCCTACTATGGTAGGAGTAGATCGTGTACGCTTTTCAAGCTATAACTGGTCAACACAAGTTTTACTTTTGACAGACGGTATTAACCCTGCAGCTACATATGATGGTACTACTTATACTCAGATCACACACGCTAATGCTCCTACAGATCCTAAGTTTTCAGAAGAGTTTGCATCACATATATTTCTAGCAGGTGATCCATCAGAACCGTTTAACTTATTTTTTAGCGCTCCCCTTAATGCTACTGACTTTGACCCTGCTAACGGTGCAGGTGTTATTAATGTAGGTTTTAAGATTACAGCAATTAAAAAGTTTAGAGATAGTTTATTTATATTTGGTGCTAATAATATTAAAAAACTAATTGGTACAAACTCTGCAGACTTTTTATTGCAGAACGTTACTGCTAATCTAGGTTGTGTAGCACCTGACTCTGTTGTTGAATTTGGTGGTGACTTACTCTTCTTAGGACCAGACGGTATTAGACCTATCTCAGGTACAGATCGTATTGGTGACGTTGAGCTTGCACCAGTATCTAAAGAGATTCAAGACATTTTTGACAACTACTACTTATCAGAAACTATTGTAGATATTAGTATTGTTGTTATACGTAAGAAGTCTCAATTCAGGTTCTTCTTTAAGAATGATAGCTCTCTCTCTTTGATAGGCGCTATTCGTAAATCACAAAATAAACAAAGTATATTTGAATACAGTCAGCTTATTGGTATTGAAGCTAACTGTGTTGCTTCAGGTTACGTTGGTCAGTTTGAGCACGTAATACATGGAGATGGTTCAGGTAAAGTACACAGACAGGAACGTGGTACTAGCTTTGAAGGCAGTAACATATTTAGTTTATACCAAACACCTTACTTTTATATGGAAGACCCAGAAGTACGTAAGATCGTTTATAAGATAGATACGTATCTAAAATCAGAGGGTAACACAGAAGTCTTTGTAGGTTTATACTATGACTATGACGATGTGTATTCTTTAAACCCTACTACTTATAGTTTCTCTACCGAAGGTGCAGCAGCTATTTATGGTACAGCTATCTACGGCTCAGGTGATATATATGATGGTAACCCGTCACCTAAAGCTTTAACTAATGTATCTGGTTCTGGTAAGTCTGTTTCTATTAGTTACGTTACAGACAATCAAAATGCAAGCCATACAATACAAGCTATTTCTATGACATATGGCTTGGGAGACAGGAGATAAACCGTGGCAGGTTATGTAAGACAATCTACAGCAGACATCATCCCCACCGCTACAGTTCGTGCGGCCCCAATTAACGCAGAGTATAACGCACTCCGTGATGCTTTTGCTGCATCTGGTGGTCATAAACACGATGGTACTTCAGGTGAAGGTGAGTATGTTCCTCTTATTGCAGACTTGGATGCTCTCAATAAAGTAGTAATTGATACAACAAACAATCGTGTAGGTGTATTCGTAGAGGTAAGCGCTGCTGCTGTTGAGCAGATACGCATACAAGATGGTGTTATTGTTCCTGTCACAGATAACGACATCGACTTAGGTACATCTTCATTAGAGTTTAAAGATCTGTACTTAGATGGTACTGCTTACATTGATACACTAGCAGTCCACGAATCTGCTACCATCACATCAAACTTTTCAGTAAACGGTAATACTACTCTTGGTAATGCTGCATCTGACACCGTTACATTTACTGCAGACATTGCTTCTGCTATGCTTCCTTCTGCTGACAATACGCATGACTTAGGTGCTGTAGGCTCTGAGTGGCGCAACTTGTATATTGATGGTACAGCTAACATTGACGCACTTATAGCTGACACTGCAACAATAAGCGCAGGTACAATTGATAATACAGTTATTGGGGGTAGTACAGCAGTCGCAGGTAGCTTTAGTACTATTAATTCCTCAGGTGCTACAACTTTAGCTTCCCTAACTGTCTCAGGTGCAACTGCACTTAACGGTGGTTTAACGTTAGATACAAATAAATTTACTGTTGCAGATACTTCTGGTAATACTGCAATCGCTGGCACTCTAGATGTAACAGGTGCTACAACTGTTGCTGACTTTACAGCAACTGGTACTACTGTGTTACCTGCTACTTCTTTCGGTGACAACAACATTACTAACGTTGGTAACATTGCACTAGACAGTATTACTGCAGATGGTTCTTCAATAACTATCACAGGTAATACTACATTTGCTGATGGTGCTTATGACTTTGATGTAGCATCCCATGACGGTTCTAATGGCCTTAAACTTGCTGGTACTCTTGTAACATCTAGCGCAGCAGAGTTAAACAAATTAGATGGCGCTACTGTAACTACTACTGAGATAAACATTTTAGACGGTGATAATTCTGCAACATCTACAACTGTAGCGGATGCAGATCGTGTTGTTATGAACGACAATGGCACAATGGTGCAAGTAGCCGTTACTGATCTTGCTGCGTACTTTGATGATGAGATTACAGCTATGCCTAATCTTGTCACAACTGCAGCAACAACTGTAGGTGCACTTAATTCAGGTTCTATTACGTCTGGCTTTGGTTCAATTGATACAGGCTCTAGCACTATAACAACCACAGGTAACATCACGGGCGGTAATGTAATTATCAGTGATGGTGGTAATATTGGTTCAGCTAGTGATACAGATGCTATTGCTATTGCTTCTAACGGTAACGTAACGTTATCTCAAAACCTAACTGTATCTGGTGACTTGCAGGTAGACGGTACAACTACGACAGTTAACTCAAATAACTTGTCTGTAGATGATCAGCTTATTGAGTTAGGCAACGGACGTACAGGTTCAGCTACAGGTGACTCAGGTATTGTAATTGAACGTGGTAGTGACGCTAACGCATTCATTGGTTTTGATGAAAGTGCAGATAAGTTTACTGTAGGTACAGGTACATTTACGGGTACGTCAACAGGTGATTTGTCAATCACTACAGGTACGCTTGTAGCTAACATTGAAGGTAATGTAACTGGTGATCTTACAGGTAATGCAGACACAGCTACTGCTTTAGAAACTGCCCGTACTATTGCTGGTCAGTCTTTTGACGGTACAGCTAACATTAATATTGCAACTACAGATCTTACAAGTGTAACTGCTACTGCTGCTGAAGTAAACGTTATGGATGGTGACACATCCGCTACATCTACTACACTTGCAGATGCAGACAGAGTAGTAGTCAATGACGCTGGCACTATGAAGCAAGTCGCACTGACTGACTTTGAGACATACTTTGAGAGTGCGTTAGATACGCTTAGCAATGTTACTACAGTAGGTACTCTTAATAGTGGTAGCA